GTCTGTGCGATCAGATGGAATATCAGCAGCGTCAACTAGTTTAAATGGTTTGCCAGCAGGAACGTCTTTGATAGCAATAGCTTGGATGCCATGCTGCTCAAGAGCTTCTGGTGTTGGCACAATAACAGCGACTACGCCGTTGTCTTGGTTGTATATGATTCGGTTCATGGTTACTCCTAGCGGAAAATTGATACAGAAACATAAAATGCGTCTGTGGCAGCGGCGGCTGTTGAAGTAAGTGTTTTTACAGACGCTTGTGTAGATGAGATTGGGTATGCGGCAACGGTAGTGTTAGTACCGCTTCCATCGGATTGGTTATTAGCGGTAGAAACTACACTATAACTAGCATCCTCCATAGCTGTTGTAAAGTTAACCGTGTAATCGCCTGTGCCGTTATCTGTAATGCTAGACACGTTGCCGCTCGCTCTAATTGCTACCGTACCCGTGCCGTTAAAGTTGACCCAAGCACGACAAGCGTAAATTGGTGCTGAACCAGAAGCGTTTAGCTGTGTAGGTAAGGTAGCGTTAGTGACAAGCGTAGAAGTACCCGCAGGAATCGTTACAACAAGGTTCGACGCTGTATCTGTGGGAGTGAGCGTAATGTCTCCACCAAGGGACGCAGCTTTGAGTTTAATTTGACCTGACATAGTTATCCTTTAAACCACAGTCCACACGGAACCCGCTGATACCGTTACCGTCACGCCACCTGCTACTGATACTGGACCGCCTGAGACAGCGTTTGATCCACTAGGTATTGTGTAATCCGCACTGACTGTGGCGCTATTTACAATGATGCCATTAGACGCATTAAAGGCAGGGGAAAACGCTGTGCCTGTAGACTCATCTTGATACACAGCGCGTTCAGCAGGGTAAGTGACAAACACGTCCTTACTGCCCGCCGCAAAGTTAACCGCTGATCCTGCGTTCGACGACTCAAGAATTGTTGTGCGTGAGAGCGTTGTGCCAGACGATGTGTATGTACCAATGCCAACTTCCCAAGCACCTGTCGCGGAGTCAACGATGGTGTAGTAAGTGGTATTGGCATCACCGATAACGGAAAAGCTTTGAAACCCAGCGGACGCACCAGCAAGCGTAATAGTCCCTGTACCTGTCGTGGTGGTAGTTTCTTTGACTCGGTCTTTAACGACTAACGCCATAACAATTCCTTATTGATTCGAATCAACCAAATCCCAATCCGTTGGGTTTGATGTACCGACATTGCCCCAACCGCCATCAGCAGCAGACTGAATGTTTGTCCAAGCGGTCGGGTCATATGTATTAATTGGATCCCACGGTGCCGTTGCTTGGACAACATCTAAACCTGTAGCAGTCTCATTAACGGTGACTATAAACACAGCTCTGGTGGAGGTATTATCTCGTCCTACGACTGTTTCGGCAACACGAACAGCAAAGTCACTCAGGGTGGATACACTGTCCTGACCAGCCGCTTGCTCATTGACACGCGCAATAAAGACCGTTGCTGCGTTAATCGCATCCAAGGCTGTCGCCAACTCGCTAATTGAACCATTAAATACAGACGATGATGTGACAACATCTGTACCCGTGGCGCTTTCGCTGACTTGATTAATAAATACAGAAGCTGAAGAAACAATATCCTGACCAACAGCTTGCTCTTGAATAGCCGCAGCAAAGTCAACAAGCGCCGAAACAGCATCAGCAGCCGTAACACCTTCTTGCACCGCAGCATTAAATGTTGCCAAAGCCGATACAGATTCAGAACCTTGTGCAGATTCTTGTACCGCAGCAACAATAGTGTAGGAACTACTTACCGAGTCTTGTCCGGTAGCAGTCTCATTAACAGCGGAGTTAAGCGTAGCGATTGTGCTAACCGCATCTGAACCCGTAGCTGTCTCATTAATTAAGACACTAAATGTAACTAAGGTAGAAACTAGGTCGTTGGCAGTAGCAGATTCAATGACGGCAACATCGTACACCGTACCCGATAAAGGTATGGTTGAGTATGGTGCCTCACAGAAAGTTGATATGCCAAACACACCTTTACGCCTTTACAAGTTCTTGCTCTGCAAACCAACGCTCTTGCGCGTTACCGTTAGCGTCAACCCAGCTCAGTAAATACCAAAAATTACCATCTTCATCCATGCGCAGCTTTTCAACCGGCCCTTGAGGAACGACAGCAATAATCTTAACTTCCTCGCCTTTTATAAACTTGGTAGCCATGTCTATTCCTTACGCTGCGTCAAGCGAGAATGTGTAGGTCAAATTCAGCGTATCACCACTCACCACAGCACGATCACCGGGAGCAGCAAAGTCAGATGCGGAGAACAAGATACCTGTGGTACCGCCCTTGGTGTTGCTGCTCGTTAGAAACGCACCGCCAACCGTAGTCGTAGCGTTCATGCTAAACACAGCCACAGATGCCGAGTTTGTAATCACAGAAGGATCAGCAGTCGTTGCCGCAGCAAACACAGCCTGTGGGCGCGTAGCCTGTGAGTAGTCAGTAACCTCAGTCCAGCCAGCGTGAGACGCCATTGTGTCAGCAGCAACAGGGTTGTTCGATGCAGCAGCACCATAAATTCCGAGGTACCAAGCGGCTGTGTATGCAGAACCAGTAAAGTACTTGTCGTTCATGTCTTTAAGACCGACGTTGACAATTAGGTTATGGCTTGAGGCTTCCCACTTAAGTTTGCCATCAGCACCAATACACTGGATGGTGTAGACACCACCGCCACGAGCGCATTCAGATGCACCGCTATTCTGATTAACCGAAGCACTCACAACTTCTCCGGCTTTTGCTTTAACTTGTAACATTTAAAACTCCTTAATTAATGCGAATAATCGCCGAAGTATTGGTTGCTGCGGGAAACTGAACTGTAAATGTTGAGGTCGATGTACGATCAGCACCAAAATCCAGTACACACACCGCACCGTTGTCACCGGCTTTGTAAATCAATGCACCACGGGCTGTGAATGCAGCATTCCATGAGACGTTTGTAAACGAAGCATAAGACGTACCGTCTAAAGCACCAACAGAAGGAGTAAGCAATAAGCCACCCGCTATATAGCCAGACGCTACAACCTCACCAGTCGTTGTGTAGGCAGTAGTATTTTGGTCAAGAGTTGCCGCATTGGTGTACAACGCAATGTAGAACGTGCCGGAGGTGAAGTTAAAACCGCCATTGAGCAGCCCCGTCTTAAACACATTGCAAGAAAAATTGCCCGTAAACGCCATTTATTTCACCGGATAACGGGCTTGCCCGTTCCTATATGCGTCACCACGCTCTTTGCCATCGCCAAGCTGCTTGAGCAAGATCATACCCTCTTGGTATTTCTGCTCGTAATTAGCAACCACATCAGGCTCTTGACGCTGAAAAATACAAGCCTCGCGCATCGCACCATACAGCAACACGGTGTCAAAGTTGTCGCCCAACCAAGTCGTACCCGCAGTCACAATTGACTCTGGGTAGAAGAAGTAATGAAGCTCAACAGGGTAAACCGCATTGGGCATTGGGCCAAGAATTAACGACAGCTCGTTTGTCAATGCAGGAGGATTCCCGTCAGTCGTTGTAGGGCCAAAAATAGCGTAGTACTTAGGCAGACCAACATCGCTTGCAGATGGGTACGCCTGACGAATAAAGTTTACGTCCTTGTTTAACAAGTACTCGTAGTCGCCGTTGGCTTTAACCACTGCCACTGAATACGCCGACAAAAAATCTGAAGGTGTGGACAAATACTTGTTGCTAGGTGTTGTTGACCCAATGACGTTCTTACGCAGGTACGCGAGCTGAACAGAGTTGTAAATACGCTGTTCCGCATTTTGAACAAAGACAGGAATATTCTGGACGAACAGGGGTTCATCGCTTTCCGAATAAGCCTGAATAGCAGCGGATAGTTCAGCGTAGTTCATCTTTAACCCATTGGCCCACGAGCCATTGTGCCCTTCGTCGCACAGCCATTGCCACGAGTCTTAATGCCGGTAGTCTTGACATCATTTGCTCCGGGGTCGCCTGCGCTTACGCGCTGGGTTGCTGTCTTCTTGTTGAGCTGATTAGCTTTCAAGAGGTTTGGGTCAGTCATTTTTGTAGCCATATTAGCCTCCCTGATTGGCAACTTTAGCCAAGCCACGACCGACGGCTTTCATTTTTTCAGATGTTACACCAGCGGACTTCTTACCGCCGTGCATCATGCCAACTGTTGGGCCGCTGTTACCGAGATTCTTACCCTCGGTCTTGCCTTTCTTTGCTACGCCATCTGCGCCACGTTTGTACATACTGTACTCCTCAAGTAACGGCGACCGTAACGGTGCCAAGGGTGATGCTTAATTGTAAGTCATTCGGTGTTATTCCACCATCTCTTGAACCGCCCACTGGATACCAACCCCACTGAAAGATCCGGCTACCGCCAGACAAGTCACCGTTTGAGTCAACCCCGGAAGTAATATACGTCGTATCTGGTCTTGGGTTACGAACTGCCTGCGGATCTTCTACCGGATACATACCTAACTGCAACTGTGGGTGGTCTGGATCCCAACATGTCGGACAAACGCGAACATTGTATGGCTTTGTCTTAACTACCTCTGTCTTAAGAACCTTGAGCTTAAACCTAAAACCGCAGCGATCGCACTGCGCAATAGCATTTTTGCCAGAAGAGAAACGATTAGACACGCTCTCTCCTTAAGTAATAAACATGCGTCGCGGAACGAACCGAATAGCGGCTTTATCGCGATCTTCCGTTGCGGCTAACTCCCACGACTCATCGTACTGCTCTTTAAGAACTGGAAGGCGCGCTTCCGCACCGGGTACTTTTAGCGCGAGGTAGTATGACAACCCTGCGGTTAAACAAGGCAACAGGCGAAAAGGGATGTCGAATGTGCTCGTACCGTTGCCGGCATCATGAATACGACGCAGGCGCCAGTAAACAAACGTATAGGGCTGCGAACCATCTGGGGTAGGCCAAACTACTATCTTCGGGGCATCCACGCCTGTAGACGCGTTTGTGCCGTTTGGCCCCGGTGCCTGATATGTAGCTCCGGACTGGCGGTTAATCCACACCTGAATCGGTCTGGCTTGCTGTAACTTGTTAGGGATTGTGGCGTACGTAGACACAGAGATACGTGTTATGGTGAGATCAGCTTGGTTGTTCTGCTGTCCTGACTGCGTACGAATAACATGTTCAATTAAGTCAACGGTGTCGACGGGCAGGTCGTATGTGTTCTGCCCATGCACAAGAGAGATCTGTCCTTCTTCAACAGTCCACAGATTAATGCCCCGGTTTGCCCAATCTGCAAACAAAAGGTTCATTGACCGGCGCGCTGTGCGCAGATCGTATCCGGTGCGAAGTTCCGACCCGCAACGCTCAAAAGCCTCTTCGATTATTTCGGAGAGGTCAAGATTGAATGCAGCGGTGTTGGTAACGGTCATTAT